CGTGCGGTTGCTTTATCTTCGATTTGTTTCAACCAGCCTTTGTTCACATCTTGCAATAATGGATTTGCTGTGCGATTGGTTGTTGCAGCCACGCTTGTACCGTTCCAGCCGATCATGATACGGTCTAATGCAATGCGGTCTGCTTTAAGTTTGCCAACACGTGCTGCAAAGTCAGGGAATTTCGCCCAACTGTCTAACGTTGCATAGTTTAAATGCGTGTCAAAGTTGGTTTGTTCGCAAGAATATAAGTTTTCTTGCAAGCTGTGAATATCCGTGGTTTCGCGTGCTTTGGTGTTTGTATCTGTGCGGCTTGCAACTGGTGAGAGTACGCCTAAACGTAATGCAGAACCTTTCATTTCTTGCACCATCACAACGTTGATGCGTTTTAAGAAATCGGAGCTTTCAAGCACGGCATTTTCAAGTTTTTGTTGAATGGTTGGTTCGACAGTGAATTGTCCGCCATTCGCAACGAATGCCACATCTTCGCCGTTATCTTGTGCAACGCCTGCAATGTAAGCTTGGAATTTTTGTTGAGTAAATTTATTCATTTGGTTTTTTCCTAAGATAAATTAAAAGAAGCGGCCGTCAGTTTCAGGTTCTTCACCATAAACTAATGGGCGGGAGTTTTCGGCTTGTGCCGGCTTTTGTTTGAGTTCTTCAAACGTGGCATGG